GGAGATGCGCGTTGTTTCTGCCGTGTCAAATGGAGTTGCGTGGATTGCTTCTTGGTGGTTGTATACATTGACCATGTGAAAGGTGGAGACAATAAGGTCGTTTAATTTATCGTAGTAGCCAATAATAGGAACCTCACCGAGGATTTCCTCTACTTTTTTATTGTCTACAAGAAAGATACGCTTGAACAAGCCAGATCGCGTATATTCTTGTAGAACGTTTCTTACAACACGTTCCTGCATGACATTTGTGTGTCCAAGAAACTCCAAGTCTGGCTTGATATAAAGAATACTAACGTTCTTGTCTTTTAAGTTCTTAAGTATCTGAAGTGACGCACCGGAGATCATACCCGACCCAGACAACACGAAAAGAATATCGTCAGTGGTCTTGCTAAAAAAAGTTTTCATCGAGCGTATTGCTTTCTCGTATTGCTCTGGACTGTCTCGTCTTTTTATAAGGTGACAGTTTTTGCTTCTTGAGTTTAAGCCCTCGGAGTCAATCTTAAACACTTTGTACTGAGGATACTCTGCGAACTTATCTGCAATAGCACAACCGGCTTTTCCAAGCCCGATCACTGTGTCCATTCAATCCTCCTCATATCCCCGTAAGACTTGCCAGCGCTAAGGTTGACTTGAAACTTGCCGAAAGGCGTTTGAGAAAAGATATTCAACAACTCCTCCACCAACTCTCTTTCGCTATCATCAAAGTCTACAACAATACTATCATGAAGCGTGAAAGAAATAAAGGAGTTTTTCTCTTTAAGTTTCTCGGCAATTTTAAATGCTCGTGACAACACGATATCGCTGGTCGTGCTCTGTATTAAATAGTTTAGTGCGTGGTGTTTGTCCGCTGAAATTATACGATCCATCGGAGTTATTACAACTTGTCCGTTCCAGTATTTTCTCAAAACGCTCTCGCGCTCATAAACACGATTGGAAGCAAAGTCTTTTGATTGAGGATTATAAAGCCAAGCAAAGATGCGCTTTTTTGCCTCCTCCCTGCTTCCAATTCCACTATACACGTTGTTCAAGTTCCAAGTGTGCAAATCTTCAACGGGTTGCTCTTTGCCACTAAGACCAAGTAAAACACGAAGCTCCGCTGCATTGTAGTCAAGTTCTACAAAATAATCATTTGTTGGTTTGATGATAGAGCGATAGTCGCCATCAAGTGTGAGGATTGGGAAGTAGTGCTTGCGAGTTGTCATACGCCCAGTCTTTGTGCCCCACATATTGTAGTTGATATAAGGCTTCGTAAACTTGGACTTGTTAATAAAGTTGCGAACTTTTAGTTGGTGGCTTTCGCGGGCGATCTCTGAGTAATCAAGATTTAGTTTTCTCTGACTGATATCGTAAGTCAATTCCGCTAAGTTTCTAAGAAACTCATAGTTCGCAGGCTTGGCACAAGTGTTAACAATATGGTCTGTTATTTTGTTCTTGACCTCACAATATTCAAGTAGAAATCGTTGAGGTACAAGGTCAAAGAAGCAGTGGATATCCATACTTATTTTGGCAGTAGAAAATGACTTGTAAAAGGCATTCAGACGAGTGTTAATGCTGTCCCAGCGGTGACGAAGAAAAGACGGGCAAACTTCATCGAGTGATTTGCCACCAACGAATAACGAGGCGATGAGAGCATCTTTTTGTGAAAAGACAGGATTGTAGTTCCAAGTCGCAGCTACAGCATCGAAGTTAAATTCTTCGCAATCATAGATGAGTTTGCCGTCGTGATAAATGCCGACGCAGTGTCTTTTATCGTCTAATGTTTGAATTAACAAGCATCACTCTTAGTATCCGCCGCCGCCAGATGAGCCGCCAGATGTAGAAGTAGAGGTTGTAGTTGTATCAGCACTGGTGTCAGTTGTTTGCGTTGCTGTAGGAGATATATCGGTTCTCATCATAATGTTTGATCGCTGTTCACTTGGAAACCTTAAATTGCTAAACACACCATTAATATAACTCTTCGCAGAATTAAAGTCAATGTTTTTATTTATGTCTTGTGCATTATTCATTGTTTTATCTAGATCGGTACTGTCAAGCACGGAATTAAGTTCATAATTTAATATTTCAGCGTACACATTAAGCCAGTAAGAATCGTCGTATTTATTATTTAAATCACTTTGAGTTAGTTTTAGTCGTTGGATTACCTCGGTCGTAGTCTTTTCACACATAAGTCTGCTGGAGGCAATGGGTATGGGAGTAGTATTAGTTCTAAAGTTTGCCGATTGAACAGAATATTTATTGGTTCTCACTGATCCCCTGTTTTTAATCACAGTCTTTATTGGGTAATCTGTAACGTAGCTGTTATAAAATTGATAAAGATATACTTTGATAAGATCATAATCATAATCTCTCGCTTTATAATAATATGTTTCAAAGAGATTGTCAAATGTAATTTCAAAATTTTTCATATACGCTTGCATGGCTGGTGATCCAATGTCCGCCACTATTCTACCTGGGTAATCAACATCTGCCATAAATCCAAATTTCTTAAGTGCTTTCATATAAAAATTAAAGTTTGGATCTGCGTAAATATTATTGGCTACTTTTCGCGTGTTTGAATATCCTATGATCGGTCCTATTTCAATTGCCAGCCCTGTGGTAGACAATGGACAATCGGTGGATAAAACAAAAGATGAGCGAGAAAGCTTTACATCGCGCCCTGCAATTGTTAGCAGTCTTTTAAACGACATCATAAATTCATCAAAGTTTTTTGGATAGTAGCTATCTGGACCAAAGAATGTGTTTGGATTTTGCATGTAGTCATTAATAACAACAGCATAAAGACCATCTATATTTTCTCCATATAGTTTATGCATACTCTCCCAACCGCGAATTGGTTCTAAAAGCCTTGTTTTGTCATCTTTAACAATGCCTGTTGATATTCCTTTGATATAATATTCTCTAAAATCACTAAATGCTTTTGCAACAAAATTGAAAACATAGAAAGTATTTCCAGAGGTCTTGTTTGGGTTTGGCAGTGCTCTAAAATATTTCTCTGATGGATATACAATGTTTCCGCCGTGATCTACCTTGCCATAGTATTTGCTGACAGAGGAATCATAAAAGTTATCATGTCCAGAAGAATCCACAAATTTTGATATGAATTTTTTTCTTAATGCAAATCTTTTTATTAATTTATTTTTCGGCATATTAATCCTCTTCACCTCCCACTGGTAGGACAAAAGGACCACGAATGCCGCCTTCGCCAGAGGTTCTAATAACTCCACTTTCACTGAGAGTGACGCCTGTGCCCTCTATTTGTGCAAATTGTTCTAAGTCACCTGTGAAGCCTGTTTGTATCGCTCTTTCTATCGCGTCATTTATCACCGCTTGTCGATCCGAAGGATCTGCTAAGTTTTTCAAGTTTGCTGCGCGTGCTAATATTGAGGTGGTGCAGTTTTCTTCTTGGTTGCGCGATGTTAAACCATCGTCGTACCCAAACGTTTGCCACTGTGTTTCTACTGTTGTTATCCACCTATTATCCATGACCTGTGCCTGATGGGTGACACGAATTACCAAATGATAGCCGCCGATGCCCAATAAACGAGCAGGAGATCTATTATCAACTGTATAACCAAGATTGCCAATATTTAACCTACCCGGATCAATATACAACATTGAGCCTGGTTTAAAGAAATTATTCCCATAAAACTCAAGTGTTGCATTATATTTTTCTCTTAATATATCTAAGCCATACATATCTTTGCCTTCAAAAAGCCGCGCTTCGCGAAGACCAGGCATGTCTTCTCTTTGAAAAGTAATATTGTACAACAATCCATTATCTGGTTCTGCAAACAAAATATGTGGTATTTTAGCTTCTCTGTCCAATTGTTGATTTCCCGATCTTGATCGGTTAAGTTTTAAAGATGGGGTTTGCCCAATTATGGTTAACACGTTTGCTGTTAAGTCTGCTTCTGTGTATGCATAGTTGTCTATGAAAGCGCTTAGTTGAGGTATGCTAACTTGATTTTCAAATTTTTGATACTGGGAACGGGCAGCGGTGATGACTGGAAGAAAGTCCTTGCTAGCATTGCTTTTAATGTCTTTAACATAATATCTATTAATTAACATTTCTGGTGGCTCTATGTCGGTTGTGACCGATTCATCCGCTGACTGAGCGTTTCCAACTAGTTTTGATACCCAACTTGTTAGGGATTCCAAATAGTTTTTCATAAATAAGTGTTTTTTTCTTTTAGAACTTATATTTTGAATAAACCATTTTTTAAACTCTATCATGGCAATTGGAACATCGGCAAGGCTGATCGTAACTTCGCCATTAAAGCTAGCTGGATTTTTGTAAGTTATATTTGACAAAAGTATTTCGCCATACTCTTCATAAAGTTTTGCTATTCTTGGATCATCGCCTCCACCATTATAATAAAGTGGCTCGACATAAAATTCTAAATTTTGAGAGTTATAGTCTTCTATATTTGCATACGGTCCACTGAGAGAGATATCACGCATGTTCCCGCCTAGTTGACGATTTCCTGTTTTTAATCGTCGGACCTCTTTGACATATGATGATTGTTCACGAAATTGTTTAATAAAGTCGGCTCCTTCAGATAATCTTCTGTTCGCCGCCAACACCTCAAATGCTGTTTCGATTAGATCGCCAAAAAAAACAAACTCAATATTAAGTTCATCAGGGAGAATAACAGAAGGAAAGTCAGTATCTAATAATTCTTCAACCTCTTGTACAACACCTGTATCCTGGGCTGCATCTTGCGCTCTTTTAACAGCGTCTCGAACGTTTGCTTGGTCTTCTTGTGATGATTGACCACCGTCAGCAGGATTAGTCCCTCCAAACCGTCCATAATTGTAGTAAAACCTACCTAGATTGAAAACTTTAGCTTCAGATGATAGTTTACCACTAATTTTCCCTGTCACTTCGCTTTTTGGAGCAAATAAAATATGTGATCTTGTAGCTGCTTTGCGGCGAGGCGCACTATCAACTTCGTCTACGAAGTCATTAATTGAATGAAGTGATGCTGCATATAGCCCATTTATAAGTTTGTTTGCTTGAAGAACTGGAAGTCTTTTTTTAAAGATATCAAGATCTGCAAGTGAGGCTTTTTTCTCTTCTGGTGTTATTAGAGGAGTTCTCCGGTCAGGTTCAGCCCCAAAGGGATCTTGAAAATCCCAGGCGAACTCTTCCTCCGTGTCAACAACTTTTTGGATTGCACATATTGCATCATTTGCTTGCAAGTCCAACTCATACAAAAATGGATCAAACAATAAGTCATTTTTTCTATCAATTGTGTTGGTTCCTGTAGAGGCAATATAGTCAATTTGTATTGAGACAGAGCCATCCTCTGAATTAAAGTCAATTGAGTTTTGCACAAGATTTAAATAGTAAACTTCGTTTTGTGCTTTAATTTGTTCTGCATATTGTGCTATTTTAGCAGGTGTATATTTATCACCAACCAACTCTCCCTGTTCTATCAGGCGATTTAAAGCCACACTTGGGTCATTATACCCAATCACTAATTTTATCTTTTGTTGGTCATTGTTGTATGCAAGAGATGATCCAAAAATATTGCTAGCAAAATTTTGTCTTGTATCAATTCCAAGTCTTTGGGTGACAACATCGTATGGGTTTATGCCGCCGTCTTCAAGGTTCATTTTAATTAAATCAATCCACGCGAACCCTTTAGTGGCTCTTGATCTGATTTTTTCTGGTATAGAGTCGTTGTCTGTAATAGCTGCTAATCGAGCCGCTGCTTCCTTTGAAAGTTCTTCGGGATTGGGTTTTGTAAAGTAGTGCTCTAATTTTGTTGCAAACAGTCTTATTTTAACGGTAATGTTTGTGTCTATCTCAGCAGGGTTTCCGCCAAGACGAACAATCTCAATGTCTTCGATTTGAACGCCTGGATCACCAGGATTGTTTTTTATTGTATCCGCATTAGAGGCATCAAACCTTCTTAAGTATCCTCTGCTCGCTGCGTTTCCTTCCCCTTGGTTTATTCTAAGTTGATCATATGATGATATTGGAATTTCAACTTCACGCGGTCCACGACCAGAGTCATTAATAAAAACTTTATAAATTTGTGTTTTTAGTGTTAACACATCTCTAATTTTGTGAGGCAGCGTAGAAACAAAGTCAACCGTTACGTCAGCATTTAAAGCATTCGCAGGTATCATTTGTGAGTCATTCTGTTCAAGTTTTTTAGTGTATGTGTTTAACTGTGCTGAGGTCAGTACAGAGTCGCGACCTAATGTCCTTCCAGAAAGTCGATTTACGACACCAGAAGGGGAGCTATCGCGACGAGTCTTTTCAATTAACTCTTCAGCATTTGCTAAAAGATATGCTTGTAATTTATAATCTGGTAATGTAAAACCACTGCTCATGTTTTCGCCCTATAAGTAATACAAAACTAAATTTAATGAAGTTGGGATGCTAATAGCATCGCCTCTTCTTAAATGTCCCTCAGTGGGCTTTTGATTGTAAAGTGCAATGACCCACCACAATTGTGGGTTGCCATAATAGGCATTTGCAAGTTTATAATATCTATCACCCGTTTTCCAAATATGCAAAACAGACTCTATGCTTCGAAGTGATTGTAGACGAGGAAATATTCTCGTCTCATATTGTCGCAAAGCCGTAATTCTTTTTCTTCTTAAAATGCTTTCATACAACTCATCATTGTTTGAAAACACGAAGCGATTTCTATTTCTGAATTTATCAACGTATGCCATATGTTATAAATAGTCAACCTTTAGTTTTGTTTAATAGTAGCGGTTTAGTTCGCTTTGGATAAACTGTTCAACTGCTTCATTGGGATCCTCGCCGTCTTCACTATTATCAAGAACCGGAGGTTGTGTTGGGTACATGTACCTCATTACAGGAATCGGACCAGTGCCATGTGGCCAATCTTTATTTTTGTTTTGTGCCCAGCGCCTTTGATGTTCGATTGACCTTTTTGGACCGCCGAAGCCAAGATAATCTCCAGTATCCACAGCGATAATAGCAGACAAAGTAACATTGATCTCTCTTGGATACACTTTGCCTTTTTCATTGTGATAGACATAGCCCGTCTCTGTAATTAAGCCATTTGGTCCTCGATCATTTTGAAAATTTTGTTCTTGGAGTTGCCCGACTGTTGGCGGTGTGCCTCCACCCGGCGCGGTGACACCAGTTGTGGATCCATTATATTCGTACACGCCAGCATCAATATTTGGAGTGAAAGAAAATTGCTCAAAATAACAAAGCTCATTTCTTAAAAGATTTCCAAACTTAATTTTATTTTTCAAATTTGCACCATCATAAACAAAACTGCCTTCTTGGTTACCAACACGAGCATAGTCGCCATAAACAAGATTGGCAAGATCAGAGCAAAAATCTAAATTCTTTTTTGCTTCTGCTACATTTCGTGCAGGCAATTTAAAACCTAAGCTTACTTTTCTAATTGTTTGTTTAAAGTTATATTTAGGATTTGTTTGTCCTGGGACGCCTTGGTTTTCTGGGTTCCATTCAGCTTCAAAAGTTTCTTCATATGAGGTTAAAAAAATAAATCTTTGATGAACCCGCTGTATTGTTCTTACACCGTCGTCTGTTGTTGTGTGCGTAATTCTCAGTGGAAAATACTTTTTATCCCCAAGATTCTGTACATTACTAAATTGTCTATATGGAGCCATTATCTATACCTCGGATAGCCTCTTGGAATTGGCTGTTGACGATCACTTGAGTCATCACTTGGAATAATCGCTGTGGCAGATATATTAATAGTAATGCTGATTGGGTGTAATTCTCCCTCGGCTGTATCTTTTGACATGATAAAGCCCTCTTCGGTGTTTAGAGAGTAAGTTAGATTTTTAATAAAACATTTTGTTGAATTTTCCCCAAACCCATCTCTCAACAAATTGAAGCCCGATATACGAATAAATGGTGGAAGCAATTGTTTTCCGGCTTGATCGAGCGCTGGATACATCATTTGTAACAACATATTGACACTTTGTGTGTTAAATCTTGCTTCGTCCAAAGAAGCGCTAAGAACTTTAAAAGTTAAACTTATCTCGCGTCCTGTGCTTCCTTGAGTGATTGTCGGGTTCATGGTATTCGCAAATACTTTGGTGTTTGATGCAGGACTATGAGTGTCACTAAACGATTCAATAATTGCTGGAAAAGAAACACGATGACCTGTGGCAGTGTGTTTGAAAGTAAGGATATAACTTTTGTTTCTTGCAAAGCCTGCAACAGAAACAGCAGCATCATCACCGGAGTATACACCGCGAACTTGTGGTCTCTCTTCTACAGGCATGTTAGCCCACTCCCGATATTGGTGAGCTTCCTGGTGCTCCAAAGTGCTCGTTGGTTAGTCTTGCAAACTCTCGCTTGTTTACTTCCAGAACAAAATCGCCTGGGGCTCCAAGTCTTTGCATAAGAGAGTCCATCTTTGTACTTAAGTTATTTATTGCTGCAACAACAGCTTGATCTCCTCCACCACCCATTTTAGCGAGTTTTTCAGTGTTTTCGTTATTAATAATAGCCGATCCGGGTGGTGGTACTATAAGTTCTTCTCCAGCCTCGCCTGCAATATTTAACAGTGGTCCACCTGGGTAGTCGTCTGTTCCATCTGCGAACAAGCCAGCGATACCTCCAATGAGACCGCCGACGACTGCGCCGCCTGGACCTAAAAAGGATCCCATCATCGCTCCTGTACCAGCGCCAGAAAGAAAGCCACCAACTTTTTCGGGTGCGCCCATTGCATCAGCAGCCATACCGGCACCAAGACCTAATGCACCTATGCCAAAACCTTTTCCACTAAATCCTGAAAATTTACCTGGGGGAGGCTCTGGACCATGCATCGGTCCAAGTCCTGAACCTCCACCCCCTCCAAAACCCGGATTCATTACCATAACCTTGACTGGTGGTCCAAGACCAAGCGACCTCTTTGCAGCGGACATTGCAAGCTTTGCTCCAGCTATTATAGCGAGACTGCCTTTTAGAAAAGCAGGGAACCCTTCTAAAATACCGTTGATAAAACTAAATACTTTTTGCAGAACTTCTAATCCCGGTGAC